GTATATAAATCTATGTTAAAATTATTATTATGTTATAGAGAATTAAATAAAGTAAGGATTGTATATGGCTCACGAGCTAACAAGACTTATCTCTTCAATCTATAATCAACCCCTTCTTGTTTCTGAGTCTCAGTTAAATTCAATCGAAGAATACCTTGATATGCGTAACGGTAATATCGAGGCTGTTCTTGATAATAACAAACGTGAGATTCAACAAGAAGAATTAAGAATAGAAAATGGTATTGGGGTGGTTTCTGTCAAAGGAGCTATAACCAGTAAAGCAAATCTTCTATATGAGAGTTTTTGTGGTATGGTCTCTTATGAAACTATCCTTTCAAAAGTTAATACTCTTTGTGATATGGAAGATGTGAATACTATCCTGATCGAGGTTGATTCCGGTGGTGGTGAAGCACTTAATATGTGCACTACTTCTAAAGAGATTCGTCAGTTATGTAATAATGCAGGTAAGCGTCTTGTAGGGTTTGTAAATGGTTGTGCAGCAAGTGCTGGCTACGGAATCCTTTCTTCTGTTGAAGAGATTGTGATGACATCTGATTCTCAGGTAGGGGCTATCGGTGTCTTACTTGCTTTAAGAAATACTAACAAACGTGATGAGAAAGAAGGTATTTCCACAACTTATATAACAAGTGGTTCTGAAAAGATTCCGTATGATAAGAAAACTATGGAATTCCGTCAGGAATGGCTTGATGACTTGCAAGAACGTGTTGATGAAATGTATATTAAGTTTACAACACTCGTAAGTGAACATCGCGGTATCTCTGTTGAGGATGTTAAGAACACAGAGGCGCGCATGTATTCTGCTAACAAGGCACTAGAGCTTGGTCTAGTAGATAAAATTATGGAACCTTCAGAGTTCTATGATTATATTTCCTCTTCTAAGGAGGATGGCGAATCTGATGAAGATTCTGTTGGAAATAAAATCTCTGAGGGTTATACCTCACAAACAAAGGTAACACAAATGTCAAAAGATACACAAACTATCGACATGGCTGCTTTTGAGGCGATGGCTGCGAAGCTAGAACAGTTTGAGAAAGCTGAAGCTGCTCGTGAACTTTCTGCCAAGAAAGACCAAATCAAAGAATCCCTGAGTGGTGCAACTTTCCTATCTAACCTAGATTCTGTTGTAGAGTTTATGGTAGGTGCTGAAGAAAGTCAAGCATCTTTACTAACTTCTATTATCGGTGATGCCACTGCTGCTCTATCTGCTCAGAAAGAAGAGGCTGCTGCTGAACTAGCTGAGAAAGTTGAAGAATTCTCTGCTGAGAAGAAAGATTTAGAAACTAAACTTGAAGCTGCTGAAAAAGCTAAAGAAGCAGTTAAAGAAGAATTCGCAAAACCTGAAGCTATCCGTGGTGAAGAGAAACAAGAGAACCTAGAAGCTTTGGATCACAAAGAAAAACTTGCTCGTGCAGTAGCTGCTGCTAAAGCCAAGAAAGCTCAATAATTTAAAAGGTGAAATGAAAAATGGCTGATTTTAACTTTAACGAAGAGATCGTTGTTCTTGGTGGTGTTGATTCTACATCTGGTGGTTATACGCATGATTCAGTTACTGTCACTGTAACTGCCACTATGAAGCAAGGTTCTCTATTGAAAGCTGATGGCACTGAAGCTGCTACACTAGATGCTGCTGGTGTTGTTGGTGCTATTGATGACCTAATGTTCCGTCGTCACCGTGATGAATTGGAAGTTGGTGATACTGTGAAAATTGCAGTTGCTAAACGTGGTCTAACTCTTAACGAGAAAGCTCTAGCTTACACTGATGGTGCTATTGATGCTGCTGGTAAGACTGCCCTAGCTGCAGCAGGTATGAACAAATTTGGTTCAGTTGAAGACGATGCACAAATCGTATAATTAAATTTTTGGAGAAATTTTAAATGACTATTAAATCTACTGGTTACAGCTTTCTAGACTTCTCTGAGCTGACTGAACTGTTCCCTCGCATTCCTAAGTTTCTAGATGAACTAGGTCTTTTCGGTGATGCTTTCTACGGTAGTTCTACTATTGCTCAAGTTGAACGTGTATCTGATGGCGTTGATAACATCATTGCTCAAGCTCGTGATGGTGATCGTAACTACTCTGGTGGTGAAACAGCGATTCAACGTAACTTTAATGTTCCGTTCTTCCCACTAGATTCTAAGAAAATGGGTGCTGTAGATATTCAAGATATGAAAGATTTTCTTGATAATCCAAATGTTCCTATGACTATGCAAAAGCGTATGGATCGTGCACAAGCTCGTATCGCTAAATCTCATGCTGTTCTTAAAGAACGTGCACGTTACAAAGCACTTAAAGGTAACTCTTACGCACCAACTCAACCAATCTCTCAGTATGATTATGCTACAGAGTTTGGTGTGACAGCTAAAGTTAAGCCTCAAGTTACCGTTGACTTTACTAACGCTTCTGTAGATCCACGTACTACTATCGAACAAGAAGCTCGTCAGCACATTCAAAAATACGCTGGTGACCAAAGTGATTCTTACCAAGTAATTGCAATCGTAGGTAGCAAATTCTTCGATGCTCTTAAAGATCACCCGCTATGTCGTGGAGCTTACTCTAGCTACGCTTCTGATTCAGAACCTCTACGTCGTCGTCTAGGTGGTAACCTAATCAACCGTTCTTGGGAAACTGAAGGTATCACTTACCTAGAAGATTTTATGGGTCAACAACTTGGTGAAGTAGCTACTGATGAAGCTTGGTTCTTGCCTCTAGGCATTTCAGACCAATTCCAAATCCATCATAGTCCTGCGAACCACAAAGACTACGCTAACCAAGAAGCTCAAGATATGTACATGTTTGTTGAAGAAACTCCACGTACATCTCAAGTTCAAACAGAGACTTCATTTATCGCAGTTAATACTAGACCTGAGCTAGTGGTAAATGCTAAAGCTACTCTAGCTTAATAAAACTTGTAAACTTTAATCGGGAGGGAAGCGAAAGCTCCCTCCCTTTTATTTCTAAGGAGATAGTTATGAAAATGGGTAAGAAAGAATTTATCTTGTCTTTGAATGAGTGTAAGGTTGATAAGAATATCACTATTAACTTTATGGATGAATTTGGTGTTGCTGATAAGTTTGGTAGTAAGTTTTTCACTAAGACACCTGATACTATGTTAACTGTTTTAAGACAACTTGGTGCCGACGTATCTGATGTATCTTATAAAGACGATAAGTGGTTTAAAGGTGATACTGTTTCTGAGTCTTTCGTGGAAGTAAAGGAAGAAGTCATGCAAGAAACCACTGTAAAAGCTACAGTGGTTGTTCACGAAGATTCGGTAGTTACGTTTGAAGAAGTTCAAGATAAACCTGATGTAGATTGGGAATGGATTTCAACTCTTAAGAATAACACACCATCTAAGAAAGAACTTGATAAGTACGCTAAGGAAAAATTCAACATCGATCTTAATCGTCGTATGACATTAGAAAATATGGTTGCTGATCTTAAGACTCAACTAGGTGTTGAAGATTAAATCAGATTAACATCTAACCCTTCACTCTTACACCAACCAACGATAAAACTAGGTGCATGGAGGAAGGGTTTTGTTCTATATAACTCAATATATGTGTCAAACATCTCTTTCAAACTGGTGAATGTGTTATCACAAACTTTCTCCCAACGAACTTTTCTCTCGCTCTTGAAGTTTGCGGGGTGTGGTATTTTATTAGTTGGATACTCGATAAAGTAATTACCATCTTCTAATTGCAATAAGAAAGCTTGTGTTTTTACACTAACAGTAAGTGATTGTGAAATATATAAAGGTGTTACTCGCATATTAAATTATCCTTTAAGGCGGTGAAAGTATGACCACACCATGTAGTCAACAAAGTACTAATGATCCTAATGTACCAATTGACAGGCAGATTGTCAAGGATTCTATTTATTTTTATCTGGATGGTGTATCTGCAGATGACCTTCAAGAAGCAACGTTAGATCTTATAATTGAAAAGTGCATAGGTAAGTTTGAAGATTCTTTAATCTATGATTGTGATGTCACTTACTGTACTCTCCTGTCCACACTACAACATCTTATCAGGAAATCTTGGGTAAGTGATGGCAATGATAGTGTTGGGCCTTTAAAACGTCATCGAGAAAAAGAGGGCGATATTGAGCAAGAGCTTGAATGGTACACAACCTCTGGTGATACAAATGAAAATGGTTGGGAAAGATTATATGATTATTTCCTGAACAACCCTGCAGAAATCTGTGAATGTTTAGAAGTTGAAAGGGGTAATACTTTCGGTCTTATCAGTGTCGGTGGTACTCAGCAAGATAAGTATGAAGAAAATCGTTATAATTCTAATAGTCGCACTGTTTACGATTCTACTTCAATTGGTAACAAGTTCTCCTACAAACGTGAACAACGTAGACGTAGGTCTAATCAACGTAGTAAATATTGGAGTAGGTACTAATGTCTGTACTATTTAACGAATCCATATCTAACTCAGAATGGGTCAATATCAACACCCTCACCTCTACTGTTATAGGTACACCTCTTAGGATACAGAATACAGGTAATTATTGGGTCAATCTGGTAGAGTCTGACATACAACCTGATGCCTCTGTAGAAGCTGGTATTACCCTTAGAGGTGTAGGATAGGGTAGCGTATCCGACCTAACTTTTGCGGGGACTAAGACCTTATGGGCTAAAAGTTTTGGTCTTGGTAATGCCACTTTATCTATATATACTGGTAATACTTTTGTTTTTGGTGGTGACTTAGACCCTCGCGTCTACACAGGCTACCAAGGGCTAACAATTCAGCCCTTTACAGAAGCTAACGTTAAGAATGGTACACAATTCACCATCACTGAAGAAATAGTCATCACAACTGGGTCTCCTATCGTTTATCGTGGCCTTAAAACTCCTAATGATGGCAGAGATATTCTTGTTAAAACTCGTATTATCAATACAGATGGAGGTATGCGTTATACACCTCACTCTTCCCAAACTGGTGTTGTAGTTGGTGCTAACAAAGACAGTTTTATTGTAAACTTAAACAGTAAATCTTCTA